AATACGTCAATTAAGTCAACATCAGCTTTAGCTATTACACCAAAGTTATTTAATTTTAGTCCAGCTTCAAATTCAATAATAGGACGCTTTGCTCTAGTTGTTTCATCTAAAGAGTTTACTAGTTGATTATACTTTTCACTTGCAAGAATAACATCTTTATGAAACCAACAGTTATATCGACTCCAAGCATTCCTATCTGGGCTAGCCCTATTAACTGTAATATAATCTTTATTTGCGGCATATGCTTTTGCATCAGCAAAAGGTAACGCATCAAATGCGTCAGTATCAAAAGGAATTAGTTTGTTAGTAGAATATGCTGCAGGAATAATTAAATCCCTATCATTTATTAGTTTAATTTTGTCGCCAACACCTTCAACATACCATTGATTGGTACCATACTTTGCAGGAGTTACGTCTCCTTGGAATGTAAGCTTCATGCCATTGGAAAGTTGTACACCGTTTGCACTAGTATAAGTTTTTTTACCTAATACTTCTTCAGCAACATCAATTGCAGAATTTTCTGTAATGTTATAGATTTTAATAAGACCGCTAGTATCAACTGCGTTTTTACTAATATAGTATAACTTGTCTGGAGCATTTTCCGGAACAGTAAATTCTATAGTACCTTCTTCAACATAAACAACGGAAATCACTTCGCCTTCTTTTCCGTACTTTGTTATTCCTGTTGGATATAAGGTACTAACATTTTCATCAGCTTCAAATGTAACAGATCCGCTACTAGGTAATACTACAAATTCTCCTTGATCGTAGTTATTACCATATAATGCTGCATCAAATTGACCGTCTGCTCGAATACCTGCACTACCGGCAGTTAGTATTGATGACCCAGGAGTAAATGTTCTTGATATTGAAAACGCAATAGGATGTCCTGGTGTGTTAACTTCAAATCTATAAGTTTGTCCCTTGTACAATTTAATTGTAGGATTACGTGTTAGTCCATCATTAAAAACAAAAGCAATATTATCGCCTTGATCTTCTGTAGTAACAGTATATGTACTAACTATATCTTTGCTTTGGCCTCTAACCGGAACAGTTGTTGGACCAGTTGGTAACCAATAATATTCACGAAAGTTTACAAACTTATCCCAATCAATATTAGGATTCCATCCGTATGACTCTTGATTATTAACTCTGCTATGATTATCTTTGTTTGCACCAAAGGATCCTAATTGGTTCATATAATCATTGTAATCTTTATAAAAAGTTACATTATCTAAATTGTCTTTAATTACTGCCGCTGGTTCTAATTGATAATTAGTTCTATCAGCACTTACATCACCAACATAATTATCTTTAGGTGTATATGCTTTGGCAGTTTCTCTGCCAATATAACCACTAAGCTTTTCTGCAACACCTGGTTGTATTAATTGGTCAAGTGTTCCTTGCAAAAATTTTCTATTAGCTTCTGTACGGAAGAACTTAGGTAAAAATTCAACACTTATATTTTTAACCTTTGCTCCAGGAACTGGTAAAGGACTTTCGTTTTGAAAATTATTATATGCCATTAGTAGCTAGATCCAGTGCTAGATGATGATGTTGACGAACTTACATTTAAGCCGCCGCCTGTTGCTGCTGTTGTTGTAGTAGCAGTAGTAGTTGTTGACGATGCAGAGCTAGTTATTCCCGAAGTTGTACTAGTTGTTGCTGCAGATGTAATTATTGAACCGCTTGATTGTATTTCTTTAGCTGTAATTTCGCTTATAGTTTCAATATCGGATACTGTTGCAGCACTAATAAAAATTTCATCAGGCTCTGATTTTATTTCAAACAAGCTACCAAATGATTGTGTACCTTGATTTGGAACTATTAGTATTGATGCTAGCTTAGGTGATAATTGTGTCATAACATATGCACTTAGTTCTTGGAAGTAAAAAGTTTCTCCAAAGTCCCAATTGTCTATAGTAAAGAATCTATTAATTGCTTCAACAATATCTGATTTAAGTTCATTATCATTTGTTACTACATCTTTATTTTTAACAATTTTAAATTTCACTTGCAAATCCGCAGGTGCTTTCTTACCAAATAGTATTTTATATTTTGCAGGATAGTAAATAATTTCATCACTAATACTTTTAATTTTGTCAATTTGAGCTCCATAGCTTCTATATAATTCATCATTACTTTGTGGCAACGGTTGTGTTAAAATTTCACCTGCAATAAATTTTCTAATATTAGTATCATAAGTTTTTGTTAACAAATAAGTATCGATTAAATTACTTGCACTAGGATCAATTCTATAATTACTATCAGCAACGTGTACATAATGAAATTTAAGTCCACCTCGGCCTATATAAGCTCTATAGTCTGAGTTTATTATTGTATTGTTTAGCGCCTTGTTTAGCGTTTTAAAAACTTCTTCATCTTCTAAATAAAATACTTGACCTTCAGTTCTTGTACTGTAAGGTGCTATTGCTGCTTCATTTGAAACTATAGTAATTTCAGTTACTGAGTTATCAAAATATTTAAAATCTTGTACTCCGTCTGAAGTAGTATACTTCTTTTGGAAAATAGTTTTTTGTGCTGTAGTTACTGTACTAGGAGAAACAATTTCATCAAATAATTCAGGATTATCAACTACGCCGTCGTCGTCTAGATCAATAAACTGTACTTCAATTTTTCGAGAATCAATATACCCATCTGGATCTCTATATGCATTAGAAACTGACCATGAAAAGTCTTTTGTAAACGGACTTACACTAGCAGGCATAGTATTAATATTTAAAATATCAATTTTATCTCTAACTATTTGTCCTGTTGCTGGACTGTAAACTTTATCAATTCCATCAAAATAGAATCTAACTTCTTCTTGGCTTTCCATAACATACTTTAAATTCCTATACGTTATAGTATAAGTTTCTCCATCAGTTTTAAAGAATAAGAACCAACTAGAGTCTAAGTTTTGCCCTGTTGCGTCTCCAGTTTTACCTGTAGAAAAGTCTAATAAAGTATTAAGGTTTTCGTTAGTAATTAGTTTCCACTGTCGATCTTGTAAATCGTATCTTAACCCAAAGTCTTTGTATGCAAATGCTTGGTCAATAACTTGTACTTTAATTGAGTCTGTTAATATTCTAGAAAAATTAGGAATAATTCTATCTAATACTGCATTAGTTGGAATATTATCATTAAACACTATTGGTCCAGCTGTGGTTACTGCGTCTATTACTGTACCGTTTCCTTTGGTTGTAATTACTCTAACCCATTTATATGAAGTTGTGCCTAATGCAGATGCTGCGCCTGCTGCAAGTGTTCCATCTTTTAGAAAGTGGAAGTCTGTAGGAGCAGTAAATCTACATAATGCTCCAGGCTCAATATATCGTAAACTGTTTGCCGTAAATGTTCCAGTCATATAAGGAGAACCAGTGCTATCTAAGAATCTTCCAGTTGCTTGGTTTGTTGTTAATGTAGATCTATTCCATTTAGCATTTAAGTCAGATACAATAGTTTTAGGAAACTGGTCTAAGTAAAAATTTCTAGTGTTAGAAGAACTTAATATTGGTTCAATTGTATTATTAATAATACCTTCAATATCGCTCTGTGTAGTAAAAGTAAACTGGCTCTTTTGTAAAAATATTTCTTTATACAAAACACCGTCGTCTGCAAAAAGACTAGTATTACTATATTTCCCAGACACATCTTTAAGATCAAAGTATCTGCTTACTCCGCTACTAATCCTATTAGTGCTTTTAGTTTTAATAACTTCTTGACTAACTGCTAATGGACCAATATTATAGTCCTCGCCTGTAACTAGTCTATTTTGAGTATAGTAGGTTGCGGGTGCATTGCTTTTAATTTCATCATTTGATTCAGAAGCAGATCCGTTAGATACTGTATAATTTAGTCTAAATCCTAAAGTAAGAGTTTCTAATCCTCCCGCTTTATTTTGATAAGGAATATCAATGCTAACATTTCCCATTGCTCCAGGAGTAATAATACTGCTTGCATTAGAGCTAGTTCTATAATATATTTTAAAATTACCTGAAGGCAAATTGCCAAATACACCATCGGAAAATACTAAATTAATTCTATCTCCGACTCTAGTGTTAACAGCATATACATTTTTTAATCCTTGGAACAAATTATTGTATATAATGTTGTTACCTTCTACAGCATCAATTTTTGTCCAAAATTCTGTTTCAAACCCATTAGAGTCAACATTATATAACCACACATCTGTGTCATTAATATCAGTAACGTCTACGGCAACTGTTTGATTAGGAGTTGGCGATGTTACATTAAAATTGGAACTATCTAATTTACCCTGTCTAAACTGCATAAAGAATCCAGTGTTAGAACTTCCTGCTCCTTGGCCATCATCTCTAAAAAGAAATGCTGGACTGTTACCTGGAATTGGTGGCTCTTCAACAATGCTGTCTCCTGAAACTCCAGAACTTACTATTTCGTATCGTGTGCTTACACCTTCTACTCGTTTAGTAAATGGAAAAATTGAAGAAGTAGTGTTTGTTGCATTAAATCTATATTGCTGTGTAATAACATTTGCTATTGAAGAACTCTTCAAAGGATTACCAATGCTATTTGTAACTGGTAACGCTGAATTTAAAATTTTAATAATCTGTTCAAAGTAACTTGTATTAGCTTGATCATTCCACTTAATAACTGTGCTTGCAAGGTTAATTCCAGCACTATCAATAATAGCTTCTGTTGTTTTAACTGTTGAAAGTTTTAATAAGCCATTTGAAGCTTGATTTCTACGTGGATTATAAGAAAGCATACGTGCTAAACGTAATATACTTTCTCTGCGTTCTGCTGTTTCTAAGAAGTTTTCTCTAGCGTTTAAGTCAACGCGGAAGCTAATATTTTGCCCAAGAAATGCTATCATTTCAATCAAAGCTAGGTACTCTGATGATTCAATATAATCATTGAAATCCTCAGGATAATTTTGCCTAAGGTAGTTAATCATTGTTCGACGAAGATTGTCAAAGTCATAACTCTGGAAGTCAGCATTACGAAATGCTTGATAAACTCTCTTCCAATCCTCAGATACTAATAATCTTGTCTGTCTATCTGTTGACGACATGTCGGTTTCCTCTATTACTATGATATTTATCTGTTACAGATAAGTGCGTATATAATTTACAACAGGCCATTGGCTTGATCAAACTTAAAACGTAACTGTTCAGATATATTGTAAGGAAGAAATACTATAGTACATTCTACAGTAATACCTTTTTCATAAGTGTCAACAATAATTTCGTTTACGCTGCACCTTGGGTCATAGTTTACAATGGTAGTTACATCTTCTATAATAGCTTCTTGTACATCAGATGTAAATGGTTCAAATAACATATCCCATATAATTGTGCCAAATGACGGATCACTAAGTTTTTCACCTTGGCGTATATGGAAATGGTTAATTAGGTCTTGTTTAATTAGTTCAAAATCGTATCTTGCAAATCCTTTGGAGCCGCCATCTACTGTAGAAAACCCTCTGTAGGCGCGGCCTTTAACAGCGTCCTGTTGTTTTGGCGGAACACTTATTCTTTTGTATAGATTTTTTTCTAATTCGCTCATACTATATTTACCCTATTATTGCGGACCGATTGGCAGAGTGACTTGATTAGCTTGCCCCTGGACTGGATTGTTAGCTTGTTTAATTTCTAACTCTAAACTTTTTAAAGCATCCAGCTTTTCGTTATTAAATCTTTTAACAACACTTGCCCTAACATTAGCATTACTACGCTTAAAGTATGCCATACCGTTATTTTTAGCTCTCTCATTATAAACTGCTACAATTAGTGCTTCATCAGTAGGCGCTAAATTTCCGCAATTTTTAATAGCCCTTTTAAATATCCTGTTGCAACCACCTGCGCCATGCTGTACTGATGTGGACCATAAAACATCTTGTAATGTTTTTGATTTTACTCTAACATCAATTCCTGTACTTCTAGTAACTTTGTCAGCCGCTGGAACAAAATATTGTATAACTGCATACGCATGTTGTGTTTCTGCTTTATCGTCTTCCGACATTGCTAACTGCCAAGTTTCTTTAAATGCATCTGTACCGTTTGTTGCACCCGAGTTTCCTCCGGAGGTTTGTAATAATTCATATACTTCAGAATGCTTTGATTTTAAGAATTTCATATATCCGCTAAATGCACCAACTTTACTAGCTAACTGATATGTTCCATACGACCAGCCTCCAGTACTATCAAAGCCAATAGCTGCAGGATTACCTCTTGACTCGTATTTCGAACTAAGCGAGCCTAGCTCTTTATCAAATTCAAAGCTACTAGAATAATTGTCTACAGGTACTGTTCCTTGTCCTGATCCAGTTCCGCCGCCTGTACTTTGATGACCGCTTTGCAGTCCGCCACCTGATCCAGATACAACTGAACTTGAAGTTCTCCCGCCTTTATTTTTAAAGAAAGTATCCGGTGTTAATACTCTGTCAGCTGACGGTAAAGTCCCTGGTGATTCTCTATCAGTTTCTGGTTTTTTAAATGCTAATGGATCTAAGTTTTCGTGATGCGGCCAAGGCTCATGTTGCGGAGCTCTAGTTAAAATACTATCATATGCAACCGGTGTTGATGACCCTGGAAATACATAAGGTAGTTGTACTGTTTCTAACTGTTCTACAATGTCAGCTTTATTAGCTTTAGCTGCCGCTGGTCCATTCATATGTACAAACGTAGCTGTTTCTCTATGCTCTTTGCCAGAATTAATATGTGTATATCCGCCAGCTGTAAGTCTATTATCTTGCCCTGTATTAATATGTAAAAATTTACCAGTTGAAACAAACTGATTCTCACCAACTCCTGTATGCATATTTTTAGCTACAGTAATTTTTGAATCGTTTCCAACAAATAAATTATGATTATGCTGTGCTTCTAATTGTATTCTGCCACTTTCGTTACCTTGAGCGTCTGTTGGCTCACCTTTACTATAACGTGCAGTAGCTTTCATGTTAATGTTTCTACCAGCTTCCATGTTAATATCACGTTCAGCAGTAATGTTTAGATCATTATCAGTCATAATACTTACACTGTCTTGAGCATGTATATCAATCTTACCATCGCTGGTCATTTCTATCCAAGTAGTTCCTCTAGCATTACCAATATAAATTAAGTCTTCTGAATTATGCATTAGAATTTGATGGCCTGTTCTAGTGCGCCATCTTGCTAATTCGTTCTGAGGAATAGTAAATTTTCCTCCTTGTTCAGATGCCATTTGATTAAGGTAAATTGGAGGACCATCTTCTGGATGATCCTTTCTTAGAAAGGATGGATCGCCGTCATCCATAACAAAACTTGTGCCGCCCAGTCTATTATAAGGCATAGTTACTTTGTCTTCTGCTGGACCTATTGTAACTTTCGGTGCGCCATCTCTTTTATCAAGCGGGCCCGGAGTGCTTATACCAAAAACCATGCTAGGCATTTCGCGCCTTGCACTAGTAGTAGTTGTTCCTCTGTTTTCGTCTAGTAATAGTCCTTGTGTTTCTAATACTTCTGTAAAATCTTTATTATACGGTTTTTTAAATAGCGTAGGATCAATTAATGTACCATCTTCAAATGCTTTATTGTATTCGCCAACTGGTAATTTTGCTCCTTTTATATTCTCAGGTGTTAATGCTGTTGTTTGTTCTGTACTAGCTTTTCCATCTGGTACCATAAAATTCATATAATCATCAGGTATACAGCCTATCCAGTATCCAAGGTTTGGGCTACCTTCAGCAAATATAACTAAGACTCGTGTTCCAATGTCCGGAGGAACCATCCACATGCCATAACTTTTTTGTGTATTCTGATATCCGTCGTTTGGTGTTAATCCTGCTGCAGGAGTAATACCGTAAAACGGGCTTAAATATCGAACCTGTATAAGTTCACCACCTTTTTCAGGTGAGCCTCCTGAACCAGAATATTTTACTAATTCAACTTCTAGCCCGCCCATATACCTTACGTCTAAGTGATTTACTACTACAGCTTCGTACGGTCCCGAGTCTCGAAATCTTCTAGACGAGTCGGGGGTTCTTGTGTAATTACCTTGTGCCATTATATATCCAGTTTATAATAATTAGCATTATTGCGGCCCGGATGGGGACGGCTCTGATTGCTCAACTGTTTGTGTTGTGTCGCCGACTGTAGTGTTATTTCCTGCTCCGCCATGAGCTCCGCCTGCAATGCCAACACGTATTTTTTTGCCAGTTTC